TCTTTCCTTAACATCCAACCAAACTCATCTTGATCGCTTATCTGTACTGCTGCATAGTTTACTAGAAGCTGTGCATATTTCTTGCCATCTGCTGAGTGTGGTCCAAATCTATTCTTCACCGGTGCAACCTTTAAGGTTGCCTGTGTTGGGTCATAACCTAGAGTAAGTATAAGAGCCGGTAGCTGAGACACCTTGCCGTGGATAGCCCTGCGATGAGGTGGCTCAGAAGGTGAGCCATACTCTGACTGTTCTGAAACGTGGTGCAGGACTATGACACAAGCCTCTGTCTTGCGTGCCATATCGTGCAACTCCATCATAATTGCACGTAGCCCTGCCCATTCGTTATCAGTCTCTGCCGATACATTCATTAAGTTATCTATCACTATCAGCTCTGGTGGAATTCCGTAGAGTTCCACGTATGCACGAACCTCTAGTTCAAGATCATCAATAGATGGTGATGAGTCGAACACCCACTTGATGTGTGAAACTTTATCAAGTTGATTATCGTAATAGTGTGTATTGCTTGATAGGTTTGCTTCAACCGATACCTGTGAGTGACCAGATAAATGTGAAGCAGCACGCATCATTACTGTAGTTGTGTCTGTGTCAGCAGAGAAAAACAAAGTAGGAACCTTTGCCTTTACTGCATAGATAAGTGAGAACATTGACTTACCAGCATTAGGTGCAGCAGCTACCATACATACCTGGCCTCTGCGAAACTTAATACCTTCGGCTGCTAAACCTTTCCACACATCCGGAAGTGGTGTTGCTTTGGTAAGCACTCCACTCCAGGCACGGGATAGGTTAAGCACTCTGTTCCTCCTGATGTATTTTTATACCTCTTTGGCGACGGATCGCTAAGCGATCTCTGTTTGTTAGACCGCCCCAGATACCGTGAGTTTCTTTATAGATGCCCCACTCAGCGCACTCTCTTTTATGAGGACACCTATTACAGATACTCTTTGCATAAAAACTATCTGCTGTAGAACCACCTTCAAGGGTTGACTCTGGAAACCAGAAATCTCCACCTATCGTTGCACAACTAGGAGCTTCGTATTCCGAAGGCTCCCGCATAATTATCTAACCCAGATTGTGTCGCACTTATCTGGTGCGCCCTTTGGTGTTGGACACATCCAACCCTGCCACGGACCCTTAGTTGATGTACCTGTCTTAAAGGTCATAGGACCGTGCTTGCAAGCATTAGTAGCTAATGGTTGTGCAGGTGTCTGTGCTACCACCGGTGTTGCATTAAACTGCTGAGCAACTGCTGAAACTGTTGGTGCTGGCGCTGGTGCTACTCCACCTGTTAGTTCTAAACCTGTTGCTCGGATGTTCATAGCATTCATAGCAAGATCTGCAAGACCTGCTTCTAATTCTGTAACTGATGCTGCATACAAGTTGATGAGTGTTCCATCATTTAACTTGTAATTGATCTGGAACTTTGTTCCCTCTGTTGCCATTTACTTTCCTCCACTTTGTTTTACTGATAGTCGCTGGCTTTCAGCTCCTACCTTCTTGGGTACAAACCCCAAGAGTTTTTCTACCTCGTCACTGTCAACTGTCTCACGACCTTTAACAGTTGTCCAACTCAATTCAATCCCACTAGATGTTGTACCTAGTAATCCTTCAAAACTAGCTTTCAAAGATTCCTGTTGTTTCTCAAGCTCTTTGATCTGCGTTGCCAACTGTAGGTATAGCAGTGCATTCTTGTCAACCTCTGCATCATCAATGATTACTTCATTGACTGGTGTACGTTCTTTTTTTAGACCAACGCATCCCATCTGCCCACTTGCGTCATAGAACTTGCAGTAGAACTGACAGTAACTTGCATCCTTTTCAGGAGCTGGTGCCTCTGCTGCTTCTTTAACAGCAGACAACCAACCCAATGCTTCCAAAGCCATAGCTTCGTTGTAAGGTTCTGTGTGTACCTTTACATCTCTTTCGTCACCATCACGTGCAATAGCAACAAGTGATACACGTTCTACCTTGTGACCATTCTTTGCCAATAGGTAACCATAGACCTGCACTTGCCAACGCTGTTGCGTTGATGGAAAGTAACCAAGGTTTTTAATCTTAGAAGTTTTCCAGTCAATCACATCACCTGTACCTGGTACAAAGCAATCAATGTGTGCCTTCATTCCATTGTATTCAACTTCAGTTTCAAGTAATACATCTGGGTTATCAGATAAAGCCTTCTCAATTTCTGTGTGGATAGCTGTACCCATAATTGCAGCCAGCTTTAACTCATCATCGTTAGTCTCTGGCTGATCGTTCAAGCGATACCAGACCTTACGACGGCAACCACCTAACTCTGATGGTCCGATCTGTACCTGTGTAGAACGTGAACGCTTTGCATCCCCTGCACGTAGTGCAGTCAGCAGTAGCTCTTTAGGATCTGTCACTTCTTATACTTCCAATCCACCCATAGTTCGAATGCTCTACCAACAAGAACGCCTACCATAAACCCAACTAAAAATGCTGTCATACTCTGAATGCTCCAGCTTCTTCTGCTTGTTTGTGCAACAAGAAAGCAAGTCTACACGCTTTCCACCCTTGCTCAAACCAATAGTGTGCAGCGTATTCACCTGTTGCAATAACATCCTTGAACTCTGGTGCTACATAATCGTATGTATTAAACTCCATTAGTATTCCCACCCTACATACCAAAATAGAAAGTCAACAGTTACAGCGTACTTATCAATATGAATACCAAGACCAATACCACTACTGCGTCCGTAGAATAACCAAGCCTTGCCTATCTTCTTTTGCATAGTTACATCCTCTCCTGTACCACCAACTGTAAAGGCTTACCAGTGTTAGCGTCAAGGACCGACGCGATCTCTAATGCCTTACGTGCGTGTCGCTTGGCGTAGGCTAACTCCATATCAGGTTTGACAATTGAATACAGGTAGCCAAGAGCAAGCTGACCCCCACTACCAATGCCATACGCTCCGTGATTTGCTTGGAAAAAAGAGAGATCACAAGCAATACGAAAGATATTGCCGTTAAAAGCAATGAGATAATCAAAGCCACCATCTTTGTCCACCTTGTTGTAGTCGTAGTTGTTATCGGTAAACGCCTGGTTGATACTAGGAATAATCTTCTTACCCATAAACTGGGCTGGCTCTTCACCACGATACAACGGTGGCTTCCAGTTATAGGCAAGGATGTCACCAGGTCTAGTGTCCCCTGATATACCGATGAGATATTTACCAACCTCAACAATCTTTGGCGTGGATGTGGCTAGTGTTACTAAGTTGTCCTCAGTGATCTGTGAGTCAGCTACTAGAACAGCGTAATCAATACCTTCAAGTGCCGCGATTGTTGTCATACTAGAGAGCATACCAGTCCTCGGCGTGTCGTCGCATAGCGACACTTACTAGGCGTTACAATATGAGCCGTGAGGCGAATTAAACAGGATGCGTCCCTTGGGGGACGCGCCGGGAGTAACCGTACAGTAACCCTGCGGTTCCGTCTACCAACCCTGCCATCGTTAAGATGGCGCAGGAATGCCCTTCCTAAGCCTTTTGGGACCGATTTAAGACAGTTAGGACCCATCCACGTATGTCCTTGTGGGTCGCAGGTATTTAACGTTATGGCGACCTTTGAAGATTATGAGCTTGTCTGGTACTTCCTTGATGCCACCTGTGTCAACTGCGGTAACCTGGTAGTAGTTCCCTGTCCAGTAGACAAAGATGCATCACAAACTAACTGAACATAACGAGACAGAGCGTACTGCTGTCTGCTCCATTTGTGGTCCAACAAAGATGAAGCTACGAGATAAAAAGAATCCGCTCTCTAGTAGATACCGCTGTCGAACAGTATGGAAACGAACCTATAACAACAACGTCTATCCATACGCTAGACATAAAGGACAATTCTGTCAACAATGTGGATTCATACCAGAACATATCTCTCAGCTCGATGTTGACCACAAAGACGGTGACAGGTTTAATAATGAGCCACACAATCTACAAACCTTGTGTGCTAATTGCCACCGGCTAAAGACTCATCTATCTGGTGACAGTAACTCAGGCATATTTTAGGCATAAAAAAAGAAGCCCACCCCTTTCGGGGTGAGCCTCTTCGTTTGCCTCGCGCTTATGGGTTATTTAGACCCACGACCAAACTCTGCAGCTTTTGGATCTAATGCCTTAAGCAATGGACCTGCAACTGCAGCTAGTGCTGCTGATGCTAAAGCCTTTGGATCTGTTACGCCTGCAAGGTATAAAGCAATTACTGATGCAACACCAGCACGTAGGTACGTAGCTGCTACTGCCTTTAACTTGTTCTTATCCATTGTTACTCCTTTGGACTTGTTGGTTCTTTCTTCTTAGGTAAAGGCTTAACTGCTGCCTTTACTTTTGCGACAGCCTTTGGCTTGCCCATCCAAGGGAACCAAGGCGAGGTGTCGTCTCCACATCCTTCTTTGATTGAGATGTGAAGATGCTTGTTGTGCTTATTGGAACCTGTATATTCGCGGTCCCCTTCTGAGGCACGTTCTGCTGACCAGATCTTGCCCTGGAAAATAAGATACTTAACACGCTTGTCTGCTTTTAGTTCTTCAAATAAGTTAAAGCAATCAATGCCACCCAACTTATCGTGGGTTAGATCTACTGCGTAGCCTGTATTGTGGTCAGAGTTAGGATTCTGATTGATGTGTGCTACTGATGGCAGCAGTCCATCGGATGCTTTCTTGCGTAATGGCCTGAGCGCCGTGGCTTGTCGAAGGACAGCAATAGCGGCAGGCGTGGCTCTCTTTACAACAGGTTTCATCATTACTCATTTCTCTGCAACCAATCGGTACAGGTCATCTATACGTTCTTCTAATCTTTGTACTGAATCCTTAAGTGATGAACCACCATTAGGCTTGAGTTCATTGAGGTAATGCTTTACTAACCAGCGCACTGCGCCAGCAAAACCACCGATGATTGTCATTACTGCAACAGCAATAGTTGCGTAGTCTTGTGCCTGCATTAGACCGTCCTAATGGTTACTAAGAGCAACCCACCATAACCAGTGAATCGCTTATCTGAAGGGGTAGCGTTTCTAAAGTCTAGCTCTTCGATAAGTCCAATGTAGGACTCACCAGTTCTAAAGTCCTCAACGCGGATGGTGTCACCAACGTTTTCAATAGATTCTAACTGTGACATACGGAAGTAAGCTGAGCCTTCATAGCCAACCTCTACGCCGAAGTGATCTGATTCGTGGTCAAAGCAAGACAATGGATACTGGATAAGTCGCTGACGTGGGATAGCAGGCAGTGCCTTGATCTGGTAACCAGTAAACAATGGTCCCTTAGATGTATCAGTAGTTGAACGAGTCAATGTAAACTGGAAACCAAGATACTCTTGAGATGCTTGTGGATAGTTAATGTTGACCTCTGGCACGGTAGATTCCTGTGCAAAGGTACCGATGCGAAAGAAGTTATCTGCATAATCTACAGAGTCAATCAGCAGCCCACCATTAGTGGTATCTACACGAGCTTGCATTAACTTAAAGATCTTTAACTCTAGTGTGTTGTAGCGAACGTAGCCTGTACGTAGAGTTCCCTGTTCTAATAAGGTAGATGCTGACTGGATGTAAATAGCCCCATCTACTCCATTGCCAGCGTTGCAAAATGCTAGACGACTGGTATCTCCCAAGAAGGCACTTGCTGTTGTGTAGTGACCAAGCGTATCTGCTGGGTCATACAAGTCCCAGGCATAAGGGAACTGAAGGTTACCTAATGGTTGACCCATATCTACACGAGTTACACCGACTTGGCCATCAACACCAGATGCTGCCCAGATGTATCTGTCACGGAAAGCAAAGTCATAAACTGGTTGGTCTGACTCAAAGATTAAAGCTCCGTAGGTAATAGAGCCATCTAACTGACTAGCATCTGCCATACGCATACCCTTAGAGGTACCGATAGCCATATTGCCTAGGTAGTACGAGATCTTAAATACAATCTCACCTACTGGCAGTTCTGCTGCAGTGATAGCACTGGTCAGTGTAGGCATAGCACCTGCGGTAGACAGCGTAAACTTATAGATATTGGACTGGATACCTGAGTAACCTGAGATGTAGATAGCAGCACCACTTGATGTGATGCTAGTAAATACGTGGTCTGGATCGTTATGTGTATAGACAGCGGCAGGAAGTGATGTTGCACTAGATGAAAACTCATAGACGCTATCGTTGACACACAATACGATACGCTCTTTGGTGTACTCCATTACTGCATTAGTTACAGTAATGCTGTTAGCACTAATCATTAGAGTTGGAGATACAGAACTGTCATCAGATAGCAACTTCTTGTAAACTCTCAGGCGTGGAGTTCCAGCGTTAAGTACATTAGTAACCCAGTAGGCATAGACTCCATCATCACACAGTGCTTGTACTGGGTAGTCTGTTCCTGAGTTGTAGTCAATAAAGTGGATAATTTCAGCCACGCCTGTACCTGCTGGGCTAACAGCAGTAGATGCTACATTGGTAGCAGTCTTAGCATAGGTAAATGTTGTGGTGGTAGGTACACCAGTAATGCGGTACTCACCGTTAAAGGTTGCATCCACTCCAGTAATAGTGATCTGCATACCTGTAGATAGACCGTGTGCTGTACTTGTTGTCAGCGTTGCTACGTTAGATGTCAGTGCCTTGTTAGTAATAGACACAGTGATTGCAGGAAATACCTTATCTGCATCGTACTCATCTACTATCATCACACCGTTGTAGGTGTTGCTGTCCTTAGTCCATTGGATAGAGCGCATTAACTGCCACGGACGACCATTAGTTCTGATACCACCAGTAGTTAAATGCTGGCTATCGCAAGAGTTAAGTAGCGTTGCCTGTCCCTTGGTCCAGACGTTGATACCTTTGGACTCTGTGTACTGAAAGCGTAGACCTTCATCCTGGATAGGCTCAAAGAACTTGATTCCTTGTCCGTAGTGGAATGAGGATTGGCTACGTAGCCACCAACCAGTCAGTGTTTGCTCACCTGGCTCACGGCTCTGGTCAATCTGTTGCTTGCGATACTGGGCTGTAACACGACGATAAGGTGCATCATCTGAGTTAAGCAAGAAGAACGGTAGGCCACCGATAGCTACATCGTAGGCTTCACCAGTTGCTGAGTAGTTGGTAGATCCTGCAGGGTTAGACAAAACATACGGTATTCCCTCAGTGATATCGTCGCCGTATGGCATCTATTCTCCTTATTCTAAAAGGTTCACCAGAGATCTAGTGCGACCTTGTGCTAACTGGGTATAAATCTGGGTTGTTGCTACGCTTGTGTGGCGCATAAGTTCTTTAACTGCAATCAGATCTCCGCCTGATTTCTCAAGCATTGTCGTTGCAAAGTAATGTCGAAGGCTGTGAAAGTGCTTAGCATTAGGACCTAAGATGCGACGCATCTCATTGGCAGCTCTTGTTGAGAACTTGTTGGGAGTTACCTGCCACAGTCTGTCCAAGGTGTTGTAAGACTTAATCATCTCAGCTACCTTGGGTGCCAATGGGATTATTAGATCTGTCCCACCCTTACCTAGTACTCGTAATGAGTGCCCGTCCTCGTGTTCAATCAGGTCAGAGCCTCGTACCTGAGCAGCCTCCATAGCCCTCAGACCCGCCATACCGCCTAGTATGAACCAGTCCCTATACAAAGGCTTAGCCTCTGCAAGTAGCTTGGCATACTCAGCCTTGGTTACAGGCTTAGGTACACCACGTCCTGGCTTGACCGTAGGCAGGTCAGCAGCAGGGTTGTTACCATTGACTAGGTTCATCTTGTTCAGAGCCTTGTAGATGCTTCTGAACCTGGCTACGTAGGTAGCACGGGTAGACTGCTTCGTGACTTGGAGCACAATACGCTCAACATCCTCATAGGTTGCTAAAGCTGGGTGTACTCCAAGCGCACGAATCAAGCGTCTATCGTTCTTGAACAGCAGTTCCGAGAACCCGCTGGTGCGGTATCTGTTGTGTAACTGCTCTTCGATCTGCTCTAGCGGGATAAGCTCCATAGGCAGATCTTAGCACCTATTCGGTAGGAATCTCCGTCAAATGTTCCACTGGGTTTAGATAAGCCTGATAGTCAGAGTTAGCCTCATCAACAGGAATAAATGAAACGCTGCCGTCCTCATTAAAACGCTTAATAAACTCGTTGCCTGTCTCGCTTGTAAATGGTTCAAATGTTGGCATCTTATAACTCCGCACTTATGTCAATGTAGCCGTTTGTAGTGTTGTTTGCGTTCATACGATTAGCACGACCAATAGTAAAACCGCTAGCATTAAAAGCAAATGAAATGTTGTTTGCGCTTAATTCCTCAGCGTTCACACTTGTAGCCGTTGTTTGAGATGTGCCTTCAATGACTCTGTAATTTGAAGCAGTTGTAAAAGTCAAGGTAGGCGTACCGCGTAGGCTGACCTTTGGCGATGCATAGCCAATTGCAGTTGTCGCGCTGACTGATGTGCCAATGGCAAAGTATTCGTTAGCAATAAGTCCACCAAAACGATAGAAATAACGCTGGCAAGCGGCTAATTCCCCTTGAAGTGTTCCCGTTGCTAAGTTCCACGCAGTTGGGACGCTGCCCAATTCTAACTGAACGCCAACTACATCGAAGTAATCCGAAGCCCCAGCCGTTCCTGTTGGTGTGTAACTAAACTTGATTGTAATTTCTGTTGAAGTTGTAGCGACTGTTCCAGTTACGCTAAAACGCTGCCAAGAAGTAGTAAGAGTTTTTGCGACACTAACAAGAGTGTTTGAACCTGTGTAACCGCCATCCATCTGCTTCTGGTCTGTTCCAGTTCCTTCGATAATCTGCATTGAAAGAGCATCGCTAGTTGCTGAAAAGTTTGCACCTTTGCGGATGTATCCTGAAAATGTAACTGTCTGACCTGCAAGAAGTGTCACCTGTGAAGTTTCAAACATCTGACCTAAATCAACATTTGATGTCGTGGTGCTTGAAGCAGTACGCTGTACGCGAGCATAGTATCTAAAAGCCTGATTAGGCGTAGTCGAAAGATTACCCGCAGTTTGCTGAGATACTGTAACGGATGTGTTTGAACCTCTAGTGACGAACCAGCGGTCTGCACAATACGCGCCACCATTGGATGATGGAGTAATAGAAGTACCACGCTGCCAAATCGTGAAATCTGAGTTAAGCGCAAAGTTACGACCAGTTAGAGATTGCCAGCGCAAGCCTGTCGCGGTGGAACTATCGGCTACGATTGTCTCGCCGTCAGCTCCGACAGGGACTCTAGCCTGTGTAGTGGAGTAACCGAATAGATCACCCTTTGCTGTTAACGGCGAGTTAGCCGTTGTAGGTACGCGACCTGTAGCCATTAGTTGCCTCCTAGGAGTAGTTGTGCTTCTTCTTCAGTGATACCTAACTTGGCAAGCAATGCAGCCTTCTCGTGTGCTTTGGCAGCCAATTCTTGATTAAGAATTGCTTGGCGTTCAGCGATTAAATCTGAAGTTGCCTTAATTTCTGCAATCTCTTCTTCAGTCAATTCGGTTTCTATGATTTCGCCTGTTTCAATATTGTGTTCAATTTTTATCATTTTATGCTCCATAGATTCTGTAAGTGCCACCATTAAATGTTGTTCCAGGAACTGTAAAGACTAAAGAACTAACTGCTTCTGCCACTGCATACACTCCACTATTTATGACTCCTACTGTTCTTGTGCCACCACTACTTATGTATGACTCTGTATAATTGAAATTAGTGAATCCTGCTGCTTTGCAATTAGTAAATGTAAAGGCAAAATAGTTTTGAGTTGTTGCAAAACCAGTACCCAGCACAAGATCATCGCTTTCAATGCTTGAGACACCGCCTCGATTAAATGTACCCGATGATGAACCATTTTGTGCAAAACCAATTCCCCAATAATTATTAGTAGAGTTGTTGTTAACTCTGGCTGTAAATTGCGCACTAGCAACTGGGTCAACATCAAAAAACAAAACTGTTATTTGGTCGTAAGTTGACAAACTTGAAAGCGTCAAAGAGGCACCTGATAAAGTGCCGTTGCCAATTAAGGTTGTTGTCAATCCTGATGCAGGAATTGCAGCCCACTTAACTCCATCTGCCTCTGCAGAATCTGCAGTAAGGACAGTTCCATTAGCGCCCACGCCTTGGCGAACCAGGGTAGCGTTACCAGTAGCAACGATGATGTCGCCCTTGGTTGTCAATAGTGTTGGTTGAATACCACCTTCAACCGAAGGTATGCGTCCAACTGTCATATTATGATAACTCGCTTCCGAATGCGTTGAATGAGAATGTTGCTGCTGAGGCATAAACAGTAATCACATCTGTTGCTCCCAGAGTCACACCTAGAGTCAGGGTGTCTGTAGCGTTACCAGGCAGTGATACGTCATAAGCGATGTACTGCGCTGTAGCCAATGCTGCACCTGCCACACGAACTGCAATGCGGTATGTGCCAGCAGTAGATGTCTGATTGGTTACTGTCAGTGTAGATACGATTGCCTGAGTTGCAGCAGGCACTGTGTAGAGAGTTGTTGCTGTTGTTGCCGCTGGGTTAGATTGTCCTAACACCTTGTAATTTGTTGGCATTTATTGTTTTTCCTTTACTGTAGTGTTTGGTTTGGTCATCCACCCATTAGAAGAAGGCTATTAACAGTTCCACCTGAACCGCTATCTAGTCCTGCTTCAAAGGCGTTGAGATCTGCTGAGTTGAGTACGTGTTTAACTGATGCACCTGCTGTGTGAGCTATAGCTGAGGTACCAGATACACCTCTAACGATTGTGAAGGTATCTGCATTCTGTTGTGTGATATAGATGATTTCTTCGTTTTGAGTATCCACATCTAGTGCCACGCCAAAGGTATCTATGTTGCCTGGAGCAAGGGTTACACCACCCATAAGGGCAGAACCTGTACCAGAGTCAACGGTCATACTCGTTGCGCTGTTAGAGATGCCAGATGCAAGTGCAGTCTCAACAGAGATGCTGGAGAATTTTCTAGTCATTGGTTTTCCTTAACGGGTATAGTGAATACGGATTGGGTACTTGTCTGCCAACTTCAACGATTCTTCATTCAGGCGCTGTTGATAGAGGGCAAAGATGTAACGAGATGCTGCAGCACCTGCAGATGATGGCAGTTTAGAATCGTTTAGATCGGCTTCAGCACTACCGAGATTGATTCGTCCAGCGTCAAGATAAGACAGTAACTTGTATGCAGCTCCGAGTACGACAACATCTTTACAAGAATCTGGTAGACCAGATACGTCAGCAAAATCATCTGTGTTGGCATCAAGGGTGTTTGGCATCGCTGTATACCAAACCTGAATTGTACGACCAGGTTGTACGTTCTCATAGATATTAAGTGTATTGTTTGTATTAAAGGTAGCAGCATTTGCCATACCATCTAAGCGCCAGCGATTTACTGGTAGCCATTCCTGGCTAGAACCTGTGGTCTGCCAAGAGATAAATAGGACACCTTCGCAGTCATCAGGTAATGGGTATGTAACCTGAGATGCGTTAAAGGTAAATGTGTAAGAGTTAATAATCCAGAGTTTAGGATAGAAGCTGTTGATCGTATCGTTGATAGCCTTCTTGATAGA